TGATTTGATTACAGCTGCAATCAACATAGCTATTGTAAACCCAATTGTTATAGCACCAATTACAAGTGAAAAATACAAGCGCCATCCCTACCTTCTGATTGAATAGTGTATCTTGGATGTTCTTTTCAAATAGTTCTCCAACATTCCCTTGCCAGTATTGATTGAGTTCATCAGCACTTGGTGGGGCATATCTTTTACCCAAATATTCAATGAAAGCTGACCTTTCATCTTTATCCAAGTCACTTATAGCAGTGCTTTCAATCATATCATTCATCTTTTAAATTGTTTCCAATAATAAGTGACTGTTGTTTGAGCAGCAGCCCTGTACCACTCTTTACTGTGTGGTTTCAAATCACCTTCGCTAACAAGCTTGTTAAATAATTTTTGATTTACATCCTTATCAAATTGATATCCTTGTTCTTTGAAACCAGTCGTACCATATGGGTCACTTATTCCTGCTCCACCTTCTCCTGTGTAAATACTTTGAAGAAGGGCATCCATTCCAGATTGCTTTGAGCCAACTCTCCTTGCTATCCAATCCTTGATGTTTTGATAGATGTTTTGAAGCCCTCTAATAGCTTTCAGTGAAACATCAAATACAACCTTAAGCAGCTTCATTGAATGTTACATTTCCATCTTCATCTGTGTCTAGTTTGTTTTTCAACCAATCTTTAAATGATTTGTAAATGTCCTTAGCTGCATTCCAGCTCCAACTTCCAATATTGAGAACAACTTCACCAATATCTTGAGCCTTTTCTAACCAAGTAGTATCCTGCCACCAATCTTTCAATTCATTCCACTTCTCTAACACATAGTTGACAGCTTCAGCAGTATTTTCTCTAATATTCCACATATTCAAATACCAAATACCAGCAAATATTGCTACTAATGCTGATATGGCACCAATAGGTGTTGATAAAGCAAATATAGCAGCACCAATTGCTCCTATGGCAGCTATGACACCAGTCAACTTCATAGCAAATAATAATACAGACTTAATAGCTTCAGCATTTTCTTTTACAAAATCTTGTAGAAGTCTTGCCCATACTGTGACATTCTCGGCAAAGTTTATTGTTTCTTGCCTAAATGCCTCCCCCATAATAATAAAGGCATTTACAATATTAGTTTTTGCCCTATTAACATGGAATTGAACAGTATCTGTTGCTTTTCTATATGCTTCCATCATAGCTCCTGCTGAGTTACCCATTTCATCTGTTATACTTTTCAAGTCCTCAATATTCGTAATCATTGGGATGATGGCTCCGGCAGCTCTAACATTGAACCCTATGTCCAAAAGCATATCTTGTAATTCTTCATCAGTCAATCCTTCAACTTGCTCTGAAAGGTCTTCCATTATATCAACAATACCTCTAAATTTGCCAAACTCATTGTAAACTTCTATACCTTTTTGCTTCAAATTCTCAGCCTTACGTGCTAATTGGTCATATGCTCTGGCCAAAGATGTTGCTGCCATTCTTGGACTCTGCCCCTTTGTAACAAGAGCCAAAGCACCATACATATTTTCTAAGGTTTCATTCATTTTTTTAGCAGCTGGCAAAAGTTTTCCTTGAGCATTAGCAAGTTCTTCATATGTGACAACACCTCTGTTAACAAGGTTGAATTGTAAGTCCAAAACCTTAGTCAACTCATTAATCTCTAAAGCAAAAGAGTTCACTGTTGCCATACTAGCATTAACAGCACTTTTCGTGCTAGTCATACCTGCTTTAGCTGCCCTTGAAGTCTGTTCTAATACACTAAGGGCATTAGATGAAGCAACTCCAGATGAAACAATATCATATAAAGCCCCAGACAAGTCCTTAGCTGCTTCACCTGTTTGGTTTGATATATTTATAACTCCTTGAGACATTTCCTTGAACCTATCAGTTGTTACATCCATAAGTGTGTTGACATTGGCCATTGCTTGTTCTAAATCACCAAAGAATTTGACCACCGGTATGCCTACTAAGGCGACAATGGCAGTAAATGCTTTCAAAGCAACATTTCTAAGTGTTCTGAAGGCACTGTGTAATTTGACCATGGCAGCCCTTATCTTAGCAACTGCAGCAATCATCTTTTTGGCATATGCTGCCATACTTCTAGCAGTTTTTGCAAATTCAGCCTTCATTTGTTTTATTTTCAAAATAGTTCTATTCATACCAGATAATTGCTCTTTAGCTCTAATTACCATTTCAAGTGTTGCCCTATCCATAATTTCACCACCTTATTTTTTATCATCTTTTTGGTTGTATATTGCTAAATTAATGTAATCTATAATTTTCATAATTTTTTCTAAGTCTGGAGCAGGTTGCTCATAAAAACCACCAGATTGTGGCAAGTGAGCCAATTCCCAATACCCACCAAAGTTCTTTCTACACATGTGTTTTATTTCTTGAATCTCTTCAGTGAGCTTTGATGACTTCATTGAGTTCTCTGGGTCAACAAACTGTTGATTCTTTATATAAGCACTACATCCATTTTTTAACCTTCTTTCTCTTTTTGCTTTTTTTCTTTCTCCACCTTGTTAAGATTATTGATCTCTTTCACTTTATCTAAGAATTGGTCAAATAAGTCACCAAGTTCTGTATCCTCCATGATATTATTTAAGGTGATTGAATCATCTTTTGACCAATCTGTTAATTGTTTCTTTAATATGATTAAATCAATATCTTGATTAGGTTCATAATCATCTAAATACATAATTATGTCGTTATCACCCTTGTATCTCATCTTTGATGGCCTTTGCTGGTTGGCCATTTTTTTCTTAAAGCCATATGACATCTTAACCTTGCCTTCAACATACTTTTCATTGTCCTCAAATTTGATAACATCTTGTTTTTCTTTTCAGTTTTTTTAGTCATCCTTGCCCTCCTTATTTTTGATTAAAAAATCAGGGTGCTATTTAGCACCCTTTTTCAATTATTAATATTGTGTACCAGTTTCATCAACTAGCTCAACTGCTACATTATAACCAGCTACACTATCCCAAATAGCAGTAGCTGTTATGCTAACAGTGATCTTGCCAGCCCCACTTACTGGAGCACTGACTGTTTGTAATTTCAAAGCTGGATAATCAAACTTCAAAACTGGGTCAGCATCTGCATTAGTAGAACCAAGTGTCAAATTAGCAGCTATGCTATTTCCGGCAACTAAGTTATCTTTCAACCCATCATATTCAGTGGCACTAAACTGTAAAGTCATTTCTACAGTGTGGTCACCATCCTGTGGGTCAAGTGTCCTTCTCTCAATAGCTAATCCATAGTCAGCATCATCAATATTGTTGTTATGTGAAATAGAAGCATCATCAACAATGGCCTTAATGTCTGAGCCACCCCATGAAATTCCTGCTTCCCAAGCAAATAGCTTAGTTTGACTTTCATCATCAATAGTTTCAGTAGCACTCCCACTCCCATCAGATGAGCTAATGCCAAGCAAATCAAGACCTATTGTCACAACTGATTGACTAGTTATGTCAAGGTTGAATTGATTTATTCTGCAATCCACATATTTCTCCCAATAATTATCTGTGCCTAAAAGGATTTTCATAACTGTCAGCCAACCTGCTAAATCAACATCTTGACTGGGTGTGAAGATGTGTCTATAAAATGTGGCATCTGTATTGATATCTAAGGGGCACTGTCTTCAGCACCTATGGCGTGTTTCAAAATCAACCCAATTGTTGTGTCAGTGTCAACCTCAGCATCTATGCTACCATCAGCACTCATCCCAGTCATAAATTGGTCATCAGTGAACCTCTTGCCCAATAATGCTTCACTTTGAGCAGTATCAACTGTTTGTTCCATGGAATTGCTGGTGGCTCTCAACTTTTGAAGTGTATCTGCACCTGCACCCTTGGATGTCTGTTCTGCTATCGCTGTTACACTATTCCTGCCTACAGCACTCATTATACATTCCTCCCTTCAATTGTTATCTTTGCTATAAATTCAATGTTATCCTGTGTGTCTCTTTGTGTGTATTCTACACCAATTTCAACTCCCATGTTATATTGTCCATTAAGTTTTGGATTGTCCATTAATTTACTTGTTACGCTGTCTATTTTTGTGATAAAAGCACTTTGGTCTCTGTTCTCTGGTGCTTGATTAACATAATAAACAGCTATGCTATCATTTTCATCAAAATCATCAAAACTAAGGGAATCACCCAAAGCCTTATTCATAGCTTGTGGAGTCAGGCAGATTGAAGGATATGCTTCTGGGATGTAATCCTCATATCCACCAGTGAAAGTGTGATTAATGGTGAAGTTACTTGTTATAATGGACTTGATTTGGTTTACTTGTTCCATCATAATTCTTGCCACCTCACTTCCACTCCAACAACAGATTGCCAACAATCTAACAATCTATTCTTTTCAGGTTGTGGTGATGAGCTTTGGATTTTCACCTTATATGTTCTTAGGTTAGTATTGCTCAAATCAACTTCATCTAGTAGTTGTTTGATTTGTTTATTCAGCCATAGAACAGCAATCTCACCATTTTCTACATTAGAATATGTGTTGATGAATAAAGGTGTGATGTATCTGCCCTTCCTGTTCTTATACTGTGATTCATCAACAATCTCATATGCTACAACATAATTGTTAAATTCCTTTAGTTCATCCACTTTACTAATTGGCCTGACCTTGTCTATTTCAGCAATTGTAAGCAATTTTGCCTCCAAGGCTTGTAATAATTTAATCACATTCCCACCACCTTCCTGAATTCAGTGTTGATATAACTGATTATTTCAGCCCTTCTTTTCACCCATGCTTTATGCATAAATTTATAAGCAACAATGCCCCTACTGTCACCATACATATATTCTGGTGGAACATTTGGATGGTCTGATTTAGCACCTCTTTGACCAGTTCCAAATTCTAAGAAAGGAGCATATTCAACATTTGTAGCGGCAACACCCTCTGTGGAATAAATCTTTTGTCTAGTGAAACTGTGAACCGAAGCCCTTAGATTGCCAGTATCCACAAGTCCCATCTCTGTTATCTGTAGTTTGATTTCAGCCTCAAGTATGGCTGCTGCTCTTGCTATGATATTTTTCATCTTTGTTTCCAACAATAGCTGTTTTGATTTCAACTTTTTAATTGCTTTGTCTATTCCTTTTGTGTCTAGTTCAATCCATGTTTTTTGCGGCATATTATCACAACCTTACCATTTGGCAGGTTGTGGCTCTCTGTTTATACCCTACTTCAGGTGAGCCCAATATCTTATATTTGCTATCTACAATGTCACCTTCTTGTAAGACTTCAGTTAGAGTGCCAACCATTTTGACTGAGCCTTGATATTGACTACCCTCTTGACCAGTACTGTATCTTATATTCTCATCAATTCTACACCTATAATCAGATTTGATAGTTGTTTTATTGCTTTCTTGGTCAAATGTAAAGTCTGTTCCTTCTCCACTATCAATGCTGTCTATTGGTCTAATTATTTCAACTGTTCTGTTAAAAGTAGATTGGATAGCCATCTCAAATCAACTCCAATACAGATTGGCCTGTTTCATCACTGCCACCCTCAACATACTTATCAAGAATGGATGTGATATCTGTTGGCCAACCTTCTGATTTTTCAAATTGACCTTATATGCTCCAGATGAGCCTTCACTCTTAGCACCAGCTGTTTTCACCCAATAGTATTCAGTCAGCCTTAAGCAAGCCAACTTCAGCCTATCATCAACTGGTTCATCATTTATATATTCTGAAACATCATAATTAACACCATCTACAATGGTTTGTAGCTTTTCATTAAACTGAGTTGTATCCCCCAGCCCTAAATACACCCTAGCATCAGCCTTTATAATGTATTGTGTCATTATTCACCACCCCTTTCATCTTGGATGGCCTGTTTCATAGCATCTTTGCCTTGTTTCCTTATCTTAGTTCTTGGATTGATGTCCAGTTCCTGCATGATTTCATACAGTTCCTCAACACCCGATCCTTCTAATTCATCATTTTCAGTGTTATCTGTCTCAACTTCAGCAATGGTGACTTGTTCTTCAGGAAATGCTTCAACTTCATCTTTTTCAATGAAGAATTCATCACCAACTTCATACAATTCTCCATTGTGCTTCCTTCTATGCCTTGTTTTCACTTTATACTTTTTCAAAAAAGCACCTCCTTTCACCCACCATTATTCAAGCCTTTTAACCATTAACATTCATAATGTAAATGTCATTAATTTGTTCAAAGCTCGGTAGGAAAATGCCTGAAACAATATTTTGAACATTTACAGGATGTGTTTCTTTGACAGTAGTGATTGCAATACCAGTGTTTACAACACTTACTTCAGCATCAGTTGCCCCACTCATCAAGTCACTTTCTTCAGGTGTAGTTCCAAAGTGAGTATTGCCAAGAGTTCCACTTGGAATTAATGTGAATACATCATCTGGAAAGAATTTTGAAGCTGATTGATTCTTAACAGTTGTGGCATACTTCTTGTCATACACACTAATCTGTAAGTTCAGCTTATTAGATAGATATTGTTGTAACAAAGTATCTGTCATTATAATGTTATCTCCACCAATTCTATCCATATCATTCCTGATGGAATCATTTTGTAACAAGTAGTTCCAAGTCTGTCTTGTGCATATTGCCCTTGTTAAGGGTTCATCACTTACTTCCTGTGCATCCTGAACATCTGTGATAGGTGTGGCATTAATTGTATCCGACCAAGCACTAGTTCCAGACAGGGTTTCAATCCTATCAGCACCAATATTGTAATCATATTGATATGCCATTCTATTAGCTGAAATGTTGATAGTTCCAGTTGATAACAACTGCATTCTCATTCTTTCAGCATTCACCTCAGCACCATCTACTAAACCAGCAATATCATCATAGATATTCGCAATAATTTGTTCAATAGCATCTGAGTTCCCACCACTTAACAGCATATTAATTTGCTGTCTATCCTTTTCTCTGATACTCATACTTTCTCTAAAGAAAGGCATTTCAGTTTCAACTTCACTGAAACCAATTCTTTCTCTTTGAGTAGCTTTAGCATCAAAGTTTGATGGTGTTAATGCCACAGGTAGTCCACCTGCACCTTTAATCCATTTAAGTTCCAATCCCAACTGCTTGCTGGCAGGAAACAATGTCTTGCCCAAATATGAAACAGAGTTGGATTGCTTTTCTTCCCAATAACTTGCTAATTCTTGTGGTTTTACATAATCAAAAATAGTTGCCATAATTTATCCCTCCTTTTATTCAAATTTTATTTATTCAATCATTACCAAGGCAGCATTATCTCTAAGTGCCTTTAATGCTTCATCTACAACAGTTTCAGGTAGTTTATTAGTATCAACAAACCCATGCACTAGCATAGTTCCACTTGCATCTCCATAACTAATGTCAACATCATCTAATAGAACACCCTCTGCTGCATCAGCATTACCATCTACAGCACCAGCTAAGGCACTTGCGACAGCTGCTTCTACTAATCCAGTTCCATCTTCAGCATCTAGGATACTTGCTTTAACAATTTGTCTTGCTTCAAAATCATTGTTAATAGCTGCTACAACATCATTAGCTATAGAAGTAATGGCACCTCCTCCAT